TGTTTTAAAATCTTTAAATATTATATCATAACCTTCTAATTTTAATTTTTTTAATGAATATAATTTAATTTTTTTATAAAATTTATGATGACTTATCTTCTGAATAGTTGGTAATTTATTTTCAGTTAACCATTTTACGATGTCATTATCATTAAATAATTCATTACTAAAGAAATAAGCTTGAATTATTTCATTTTTATTCATATTATTATATATTAGATTTTATTTTTTTATAAAGAAATATTTATTATAATATATTAAATGGAATTTCCCCCAGAAATACAAAATATAATAAATGAATATGCTAAACCATGTACCCGTCCAGATTGGAAAGAAGGGTGTTATTTTTCAAGACAGCCATTTTATTTTTTTGTAACATATAGTGAGTTAATAGAAGAATTAGTTGATGAATTTAATGATAATAATAATGATGGTGATGAAACTGATTATAGTGATGATGATTCAGAATATACTGCTTTTTCTGATTATGAAATTGAAAATTAATTATGGAACTTTTGGAAGTATTTTGACATAATAAATTTATATAAATAATAATAATAATATATTTCATAAAAAATAATAGTAAAAATACTTCCATAAGTTCCATATAATATTAATCATTTCTTAATATATAACAATTCTTTTCTGATAAAATAACTTTAGGATATGATTTTACAATGGTAATCCATCGTGAATTTAATTTTTTAATTTTAGCCATTTGTTGTTTATCTAATCCTAAATATGAATCTAACATATATTTTAAATTTCTACCACCAACAGTAGCGGGGAAATATGTGATGTGTGTCGCTTCATTAATAATCATTTTCGTGTCAGCCCCCCCAGCGCTCACGTGAAACGTTATAGCCATCGTAATTTTAAAGTGACGACCAGTTTGAAGCATTGTGTTCATGTAAGACCATACCTTTTTTTTTAATGGTTTATCCGCTATATTATCAACATCATCAAATATTACTAATGAATTTTTAAATTCATCAATTGGAATCATTTCATCATCAGTAAATTGTTTATCTAATTTTATACGTTTAATACCTTTAATCTTATCTAAACCTTCTTTGTCTGAATCTAATGTTGAAAAAACATATATTGGATTTTTAGGATGTAATTTTTTATAATTTGTAGCGTATAAATATACATAATATGATTTACCAGAACCAGACTGACCAAATATATATAAAACATCACGTTCTTTAGATGCATTAGGCATCGGCGTGAATGTTTCATTTTTATCTAAAACTATTTCTTCTGTTGATTGTTTAGGATTACTTGATAAACTAACTGTATGTTTAGTACCTTTTATATTACAGATTGTTTGTCCATCATCCTCAAATGTTAATTTAAAATCACACATTTATATTATATATACTATATATAATATAAATTTTTTTTTAGATTATTTTTAAAAATTAGAAGAATTCATTTTTAGCATCATTATTAATATAATTATCAATACGTTCAATAATTGATTTAATAATATTTATCATTGTTTTTTTAGGGGTTGTTGTTAATGTTGCTTTATTTAATTTATTAGTAAAATTTAATTCTAATGCATAACTAATATTTTGTTTTATTATTTGTAAATTTTCCCTAATATTTTTTAATGAAACTTTCCTAAATGTTTGTTCTTCAAGTAATATTAATAATATTTTTAAATCACTACTTCCTTTATTAAGAATACCTACATCACTATTAAAATAATTAATTAGTTCTTGTTGTCTTTCATTCATGGTATCTTTTGGGGTTGGTTCATTCATGTTATTAGTTAATATTATAACAAATTCCCTTTTTAATGCTTTATAAAATTTCTTTTCTTTTACTAATTCTTTATAATCATCTTTTAATGATTGAATTGTTGATTTTTTAGTTATTGGTTCAAAATTAGTTTTATTACCAATCTTAATATAATAATTATCACTTAATTCATTAAATTTACCATTAATTAAATAAACAATATCTAATTTAATTGTAGATTTCATTAAAAGACAATTTTCAAAGAAATATGTTATATCATCAACAATTTGAAAACCTTTCATAATATCATTATATTTCCATCTTAAAGCATCGCCATTATTATCAATTCCACATTTAAAATCAGTAATAAATATATTTTTATCTTTTTTTGATATTCTGAATATTTTCTTAAATCTTAAATATATTTTATTCTTTATGTTAGCCTCACCTTTAATATCAGTAGATAAATCATAATCACTATTATATCTGATTGGTTTTAACATAGATGATCCAAGAATAGTTGTTTTACCTTCAATTGAAATAAAATTAATAATTTTACCTAGTTTATTGTTAAAATCATTAATATTTTGGTATATCATATATATAATATATAGATTATATTATTATATATAAATTTTGTTTAATTAATACTATATTCAGATGCTAGTGAGTCAGAAATAGATGATAAATAACCACCTATATATTGCTCGCCTCGTTGTTCTGCTGGTAATATTTCTATTATTTGTTTTTGTGATGTTTGTTTCATTAAATTTGTATTTTCATTAAATAAATTTTTTATTTTATTTAGTAATGGTATAATAGCATCATCATTATTCATTAAATATACACCAATTTCATTACTATTATATAATTCATTCCATTTTTCCATAAGTTGTTTACTCTCATTTTCAATATCTTGTAAATCATATAAATCATATGATTTAAATTTTTTAATTATTTTATTTTTATAATTTTTATTTATAAAAATTAATTCTTGCATAATTTTTCTTAAAATTGTTGTTATTTGTGGAATTGGCGCTGTTTGATCTTGAACAACTGACATTAATTCATCTAAATAAACTTCTACATTATTAATTTTATCAAGAATTTCATCAATATTATTTTTATATTGTTCTTTATTTTTATAAAATTCATTACGTTCGATATTAGTTTTTTCTCTTGCAATTACTGGCATGTTTTTTTTCATACGATTAGTTAGTAATTTGGAAACTGTCATTAAACTATTCGGGTATTGTTCAATTTTCGTTTTACTCATTATATATACTTATATTAATAAATTAATTATTTCTTTTTTTTAATTTTATTAATTTTATTAATTAATGCATCTATTTCATTATTATTAATTTTTCCACTTTTTTTTATTTTAGTCTTTTTAATATCATTAATTAAATCTACTATTTTATCTTTTTTAGTTTTTTTTATTTCTGGTTCATTATATAAATTACTTAATCCATAATCAAGATTATAAAATGGTTCTGGTTCATTTGCTTCAATAGCCTTTACCCTTCTTTGTATTCTTTTTCGTTGTACTCCTTTATGGGTTTCAGCTTCTGCACGGTATTTAGCTCCTTGTTTCTTTTTAAGATATTTATTTAATTCTTTCATAGGCATATCTTTAATAATATCCCAATCATCCCCTCTTAAATCTTTAACTTGTGCTATATCCTCATTAAGTTCCATGTTACCAACACTTTTTACCGCTTTATATTCTGATGATATAGCCTTCGGTAAATTTGCATTAAAACGAATAGGTTTTCCAGTTGCAAGAGTATCAGGCACAAAATGCATATCAGGTTTTGGAATTCCATTTTTATTATTAAAAGAACGAATAACATCGCCTTGATAACTGGATGGTTTCACAATTGCACCGCCTTCATATCTTTGTATTAATTCTTTTTTAAGACCACCAAAATGAATAGGTTCTTTATTTTTAATTCTATTAACATAATCTAAATTAATATCATTAGTTAATTCAGCAATATGTCTTCTATGTGGATTACTTCTTTCAAGCGATTTTTGCATTATATATATAATATAATATATATTATTATATTATAAATTTATTTTTATAAATTATTAACGGATATATTTACCAAGTCTTCCACCAGATACAACACCGCCAGACATTGCCCCAGCGGTCATTCCTTTATGTGACATACCAGTATAACCAGTATTATATTTATTATGCATTTTATGGGCCATTGAATTAAATGTTCCAGACATGTGACGACGACCACCCACAAGTCTTTCAAATTCTGATTCCATAAGCATGGATTCAGGTTTTTCATTCATTCTAGTAGATAGAACAACCTCTTTAGTAAGAATACCAACTTCAGTAGCACTGACCCCTTCAGTGGTAGAAAATATACCAGATTGTTGTGTAATAATAATAATTTCAGGTTGAACTGGAAATTTATAAGTATTTTGTACGGTTAATTGAACTTGGAAATTAAATGCACCGCTAGAACTTGCACTAAGCCAGTCATCTAATGAGAAATCACGAACTGGATCAAGCACAAGTAAAGAACCAGTAGTATAAATAGGATTATAACCTCCAATAGTTGCCCCAACAACTCCAGCATCTACGATCAATGTTTGTTGATTATTACTTGCAAGTCCAGAAAATTCAAAGTAATTTTGAGATGATCCATTACGTCTAGAAAGTTTATATAAATCAGAAATTTCAGCACTTGAAAGAATACCACTATTAGAATTAAATAAAACAACACATTTGGTTATTGGTAACCATGAATCAGTATTTGAAGCGTTTTGATTTGCCATTGGGATACGAACACCAATAATAATTTTATCAGGAACAACAGATAATTGGATATTACTAGAAATAAGTGTTGCGGACGATATTGTTGGTTGGGTAATTACTGTTCCATTAGATGAACCAGGAACAATAGCAGGAATAGTTGAATTTTGAGAACTTACTGATAAATATCTTGGAAATTCCATGTATGGAACACAATTTCTACTTGATCCTAAACGTCTAATTTGTTCAGGAGTCATTGAAACAAATCTTGCGAGTAATTTACAATTTTGAAAAGCAATACCGTTATTTGTTGCACTACCTTCCGCACCAAGACTAATACCAATGCTACCAGTTGGAGTTTTAAGATAAGTAGGTGTTGAATTAGTTGTTCCAGCGGTCCATCGTGAATCACGCCAGAATCGTCGTAATGATGTATCAATATTAATATTCATTGAAATTTGATTAATTCCATATAAACCAGCTTCTTGATTTTTTGCATTATTTGTAAATGGTGAAAGAGCAATGAAAGGTTCAACAATATCAACAGAACATTTAATAACCCATGTATCATTCTCACTGGTAGATTGAAGATCAGTATCAACACCACCACCATCAATATTATGAACAACACTAATAACTTTTAATGGAAGAGATCCACGACCAAAATATACGGCATCATAACTTGATTGATTAATTGATCCTAATGGATTATTAGATGCACCTTCACCATCAGAATAATCATTATAATAAAAATCAGGAAGTGATGCAGTTCGTGTGTTTGTTTCAGAAATAAGTGGATTATCATTCATACGAAGTAAGCATGCAAGGATATCTTGGGTATTAGCATTTACAGAAACATTATTAATAGTGCTTGAGATAGTAGTAAATAAAGAGTTTAATGGATATGGACCAAATGCAGAATCAAGGCCATAATTGAAAGCATAACTATTAGCAGGAACATCTTGATAATATAAAGTAAAATAAACTGTGCTAGCAATTAACATATTACGATCTAATACAACACTTTGATTTGGAACTTGTGCATTAAATTGAATTGTAGAATTAGAAACACTAGTGGCAGCAAATTGTTGGTAATTTGCTTTACCAGCAGATTGAACACCAAATGATATTTCAGATGTTAGAAGACCAGTTAGGTTATCTTCAATAAGGACGGACTTAAATTCGGACATATATATATATTAATATTATATATATTTAAATTATTATTTTTTTTTTAATATAATTAATTAAATATATATAATTTATAGATTATTTCATGATTTTATTTAATCTAAGTTAGATTATTTAAAATAAAATATCTATATAAGATTAAATAAAGGAATAATTTATAAATTATTCCTTATATATATCTATTATTAGATTATTTCATATAATAATCTAGTTTAGATTACTTATTTTATTAAAATAATTTATATTTTCTAATAAAAAATAAATTATTATAAATATATATAATATTATATATACATGTCTTATCTCCAAGCACTAAACGCCGGATTAATTAATCCAACTAATCAAGTATCAACATATACTTATAATACTATAGAATATCCTATTACATCTAATACAAGTGCTGGATATCAATATTTTGAATATTCATCGACGGGCTGGTATCTAGATGGTACTCCTGATACATGGAATGAATTATATTTTAATGATATTGAATATCCAGCGGGTATTTATACATTAAGCGCAATTTTTAATTATCAAACTTCAGGGGTTGCTAGTGTTGTAGATGGTGGTAAATTTTATATTGGAATTTCTGATGATCAATTAGACTTAGAACCTACACTTGCAAATTATACTGGTTCATCATTAAATGAAGGTGTGCTTAATTTGAATGTAATTTTTATCAGTGATGGTGATACTAAAAATATGATAAATTTCGTATATAACATTAATTTTTCTAATAGTGTTATTACTGATATTGGTTATTCTCTTACTAGAATTGGTTAATTAAAAAAATATTTAAATATAATATATATATAATAATATATATATTATGTCTTATTTACAAGCCTTAAATGCTGGTCTTCTTGATAGTGCCGATAGTGTCACACCAACCCTTGATGTGGTTCTTGGATATGGAAACACATCATCTAAAAGTATAAGTTTAACTGGGACTGGTTCTTTAACCGTTGGTGGTCCTATTTATGCCGGTGGAACAACTGGGCTTACTCTTTCTGGTGGTTCTAATGCTACTATTAATATGTTTGATCAAATGGTTAATGTTATAAAACCACCAAAATCAACTTATACAACATTATCAACAATTACAGATCCTACTATGACTGGATATGTATTATCAAATTTTACATCAGATACTATTTCTCTCTCTTTAAATGATGGTAGTTATCATACATTATATACTGTTGATGATATAATTCCCGCTGGAGTTTATTATTTATGTGTTTCTATTTCATATACAACTACTGATACTTTTGCTATTACTAATCTTACTCGTTTTGCTTTAGCAAATGGTTCAACATTAACTGCGGGTATTGCTTGTAATGGTGGTTCTTCTTCAAATAATGATGTTATTAATTTTTCATGTCCATTTATAAGTGATGGAATACTTAATACAAAAATAAATTTGTTATATAATACTTTAGTAAGTAATCTTACTGTTGAACTAATTGAATATAATCTTATTAGACTTGCTTAAATAAATTTAATAATTATATTTATTAAATAAATTATAATATAAATAAATCTATTTATATTATAATATATATATATGACTAGTCCAAATCTACTTTATTATGATGTTTTAATATCTAATTTTCAAAATGTTAATATTAATACTAATCATGCACAATATACAGAATCAAGACAACAAGCCTTTTTATTAGAACCTTCTAATTATAATTTAAGTGTTGTTAGATGGACCGCCGATACTTCTTCATTACCAATTTGGAGATGTGAAATACAACCAGACTCTGATGATTCTAATCTTTCAATTTATTCTGTAACTTTAGTATATAGTGGAACACCATATCAAGCATATTTAAATTATATCCCACAATCTAAAGTAACCCCAGTACCAACCGCTCCAAGTCTAAACGGTGGTATTCAATCAAATTTAAATTTATATTATGATGTATATTCATATCAATATGTAGTATATTTATTTAATTTATGTTTTAAAGATGCTTTCGCATTACTTCCCCAAACTATTCAAGATCTAACATTTCCACCAACAATGATTTTTAACCCAGATAATAAAACAATTTCTTTATATTGTGATCAAGATTATTATGATGATACAAATATAATTGATCCACAAATTGGAATATTTTTTAACGTTGCAACGGCTGGTTTATTTAGTTCATTCCCATATTATGTTAATAAAATATCTGATCCAAATGGTCTTAATTATCAATTAATAACAAATGTATTTGGATTAAATAATACATCACCTTTTCCTCCTACTAGTGTTCCAGATGATGGAACATATCAATATACTGCATTAGTTATTTATCAAGAATATTCAACAGTTTCACAATGGAACCCAGTCACATCCATGGTTATTACATCAACATCTTTACCAGTTTCACCAAATGCCGTTAGTGGAACAGTAAAATCTACAGATATTAATGGATATGCGACAACACTAACAGGTCAACAAAATAATGTTGTATTTCCAATTATTACTGATTTTTGTGCTGATACTTCATTATCAGGATATAAACCATATATATATTATGTTCCTAGTGCTGAATATAGACGTATTCAATTATTAGGATCGACACCATTAACTAATATTGATGTAAGTTTATTTTGGAGAGGTAGAGACGGTCAATTAAACGCTTTTATTTTAGGTAGTGGAAACACAGTAACAGTAAAATTATTATTTGAAAAAAAATAATATATAATTATATATAATGGATAAATATAATAAAGAACAAATATTAAATTATTATAAAGAAAAATTAAATGAGATGATTAGTTCAGATGATTTTTCAAGATTTTTCAATAATTTTGATATGAATAAAATAATGAAATATTCAGAATTAAAAGAATATAATTCTATAACTGATTTTATACCTAATAATATTGATTTATTACCTAATGATTTTGATTATAGATTAATACTTATTGAACAAGCTAAAAACTCAGGACACTGGACAGTCCTTGTAAGATTTAAAAATAATATTTATTATTTCGATTCTTATGGTGTAAAACCCGATGGTGAATGGAAATTTATACCTAATTCAGTAAGAAAAATGTTAAATCAAGAAACTAATGAATTAACTAGACTATTAAATCAAGCAAAGAAAGACGGGTTTAATACATCATTTAATAAAATTAAATATCAAGAAGACTTACCGTATATTAATACATGTGGTAGATATTGTGTTTGTGTAATTAAATTAATTGAAAAAGGTTATAACTTAGATGATGTTGAACGAATTCTAAATGAGGGATGTGAGAAATTTAATACAAATTATGATTGTTTAATGGTCCGATGGTTTCCATAATGACACAATTTTATGAAAAAGTTTCTTTTTTTTGTGTCTTAATTATGGAACTTATGGAAGTATTTTGATATAATAAATTTATATAAATAATAATAATTATAATTATATAAATTTAAAAAAATAATAGTAAAAATACTTCCATAAGTTCCATTATCTATCTTTCAAACCTAAATATATTAAATAAATAGAAGGAGACCCACCAATTAATAAAAGAATAGATGTATAAATTAATTCATCAAATAATTTAATATATTTTTTAATCATATATATTATAATATATATTATTAATCAAGTTTTATATATTGATTATCTGCATTTGAGGAAGAAGTGCCCATCGCGGTAGCATCATCTATTTTTTCTTTATTTATATCTTTATATTTATTAGTAAGAAACATATTTCTTAACATAGATACACTAACCTTTTTATTAAATATTTTATTTAATATTCTTGTCATTTGTGATGATGTTGTTAAAGGCTCACCTTTAAAATTTACTAAAAATGGTAATTTTGATTTTATACCTTTTCTTTTAGTTAAATATAATTTTATAACACTCATTAAATTATTAGGAATATCTATAATTTGTGTTTTATAAGTGCCCGCCGTTTTGAAATTATTAAATATAAATTTTGAATCATTAATATCAATATAATTAAAATCTTTATTAGTATCATTACCAATTAACATTTTAATATAATCTAATGAACGGCGTGGCGGTATTAATGTGTATATTGATAATATAACATAATTTAATAATATATTATATTCTGATTCATTTAATTTCTTTTTAGTTCTGAATTTTTCTACTTCTGATTCTATATTTTTATATATAGATGTTATTTCATCTTGTTCCATCCAATTTTCTTCTTGCTTTTCTGATTTAGTAGTATTATTTTTTAATAGTCCATTAGATTCTTTTAATAATTTATAATATTCATCATAATTCTTTTTATATTTTGGATCAAGATTTAATACAGTACATATACTAATTAAATAAGTTCTTTTAGTATTTTCTGATTTATTATTAATAAAGTCTAATACTTTTTTACTATTTTTTAAAAAAGTTAATGTTTTAATATCATTATTATTATTAAGTCTTTTCAAATTAGATAGATACAATTTAATTGAACTATCTTTTATACCTTTGGATTTTAATAAATCTATTATCATATAATCTAAAATAGATTATTTAAATTATTTTTTTTTTAAATTTAAAATAATATATATAATATATTATATTATAATATATATATGGCTACATCAAATTTTATGTTAAATAATAGAGTCACACAACTGGCTAAAACAATTGGAACAGGTGGTGGTGGATCTCAAACACTAGCCCAAGTTATGGATTTAGGAAATATAGCATCACAAGATTTAAACATGAATAATAAAGATATTACAAGTGCATACCAAATCACGGGAACAATTGTAGATACAGTTAATATGTCAGTAGATAGTATAACTTCAAATGTTAATTTTACTAATACGGCAACTTTTGGTTCAATTCCACAATGTTCTATAATACCTACTATTGATACAGATTTAGTAAATAAAAAATATATTGATGATAATATTATTACTCCAACATTACAGACAGTATTAGATAATGGTCATACAGCCGAAAATGTAGGTATTATATTAAATGACGAAATAGCCGGAACAACTTTATTTTTAAATACAAATGTAATTAATTATGCAAATAATATTGCAACTGGACGTTTAGAATTAAAAGAAACTGGTGATTTTAATTTATCATCAAATGGAACTATTAGTTTAACAGGAATTACAACATTTGATAATATACCACAATGTTCTATCGTGCCTACTACTGATAATGATTTAGTAAATAAAAAATATGTTGATGATGAAATCGCAACTATTACTCCAACATTACAGACAGTATTAAATAATGGAAATGTATCTACTGATTTAGGTATTATATTAAGTGATACATTTGATAGGTCATTAAGTTTAGATTCATCTATAATTAATTATACAACTAATACAGGTTTTGGATTAGTAGAATTTAAACCAAGTAATGATTTACATTTATATTCAACAGGAACTATTAGTTTAACAGGTTCTACAACATTTGATAATATTCCACAGTGTTCTATTGTGCCTACTACTGATAATGATTTAGTAAATAAAAAATATATAGATGATAGTATTATTACTCCAACATTACAGACAGTATTAGATAATGGTCATACAGCCGAAGATATAGGTATTATATTAAATGAAGAAATAGCCGGAAGAACTCTATTTTTAAATGCAAATGTAATTAATTATGCAAATAATATTGCCACTGCACGATTAGAATTAAAAGAAACTGGCGATTTTAATTTATCATCAAATGGAACTATTAGTTTAACAGGTTCTACAACATTTGATAATATACCACAGTGTTCTATTGTGCCTACTATTGATACAGATATTACTAATAAAAAATATGTAGATGATGCAATTACAACTAATAATTCTAATATTGATTTACAGACAGTATTAGATAATGGTAGTAGTGCAAATTTACAAACTATAGAATTAACTAGTGATGCTTTATCATCTGTTGTATTAAATACATCAACTTTAAATTTTGTAGATACAGTAAGTAATGCAGATATTACATATTCAAATGATTATTTATATTTAAATGCTAATAATATTAATTTAAATGGTCAAGCCACTTTTAGTGTTCCACCTCATTCAACAAGCCCAATTTTAGGCAATGACCTCGCAACCAAAGGATATGTTGATTCTTTAGTAGGACAATATAGTGGTGGTTATAATTTATATTTAAATTATTCTGAATCAGTAATAGTTAATTCAATATCATATAAAAAATTATCTAATACAGTATCAAGTGCTTCTCAGCAATCTATAGTAGTATCAACAACCGGAACAGAACAATTACTTGCATCATTTATTTCTGATGAATTAAATATTCTTGAAATACCAGCGGGTTTATGGTCATTAACTTTATATGGTGGGGTAAGTAGTGCAGGTGGTATTTTATATTATCATTTTCATATTAGAAAATATAGCGGTGGAACTATTACAAATATTGTAGAATCAGGAAATAGTCCAGATGTAAACGCTACACCATCAACAAATCCAGATGCCTATAATATGAATGCTACAATATCAACAGCCGTGAGTGTTTTATTAACTGATAGAATAATTATAGATATTTATTATAATAAAATAAGTGGTGGTAGTATTAATTTAACAACTTATTTTGAATCATCATATTATAGTTTCATTCAATCAACTTTAAACGCAGGAACAACTTTGTTAAGTTCCACAAATAATTGGACAGGAAATAATACATTTCAAATTATACCAACAACACTTACAGCAACAGCGGGAAGTAATAATACACAATTAACTACAACAGCATATATTTATAATGCTTTATCATCATATTTATTAAGTGCTACTGCCTCGGCTACTTATGCTACAATTGCTTCATTAAGTTCATATTTAACAACTACTACCGCATCGGCTACATATTTAACAATTGCAAACGCAAGTTCTACTTATGCAACAATTGCAAGTCTTGCTTCATATTTAACAATTATAGACGCAAGTTCTACTTATGCAACAATCGCAAGTCTTGCTTCATATTTAACAATTGCAAACGCAAGTTCTACTTATGCAACAATCGCAAGTCTTTCTTCATACTTAACAACTGCTACAGCATCGGCTACCTATTTAACAATTGCAAACGCAAGTTCTACTTATGCAACAATCGCAAGTCTTTCTTCATACTTAACAACTGCTACAGCATCGGCAACATATTTAACGATTGCAAATGCAAGTTCTACTTATGCAACAATTGCAAGTCTTGCTTCATATTTAACAACTGCTATAGCATCGGCAACATATGCCCCATTAATAAGTCCTTCATTTACTTCAGGTGCTACAGTTGGTAGTGGTAATCTAACTATTACATCTGGTGATTTAACTTTATCTAATACAAGTAATTCTATTAATACAAGTATTATTGGTCCATCCAGTAATAGTAATACATGTTCTCTTGCATCAGGACAAACATCTGGAGTATTAAATATTGGAACAGGTGCAAGAACTACAGCGGGTAATATTAATATTGGGACTGGTTCAGGTGCTACAGTTAATCAAATAAATATAGGAGGGACGGGTTCTGCTATTACTTTAAATGGAACAGTTGGTGCTACAACTTATAATGGGAGTTCAGGTGGTGGAACAACTATGACTATAGGAGATAACCAAATAAGTGGTGATATTCGTATTGGTTCAAGTCAAACAAGTGGTGATATTTGGATAGGTCAAAATGCTTCACGTAATGCATCAGGACAAATTTTAATCGGAACAATTGATACAGCCTCAGCAATTGTGCCTATTACTATAGGAAATACTAATTCAACTACAACATTAAATGGAACAGTTAGTTTTACAAATACACCAACAGCACCAACTGCACCATCTGGTAATTCATCTACAGCACTCGCAACAACTGCTTTTATTAGTAATGCTTTAAGTTCATATTTAACAACTGCTACCGCTTCCGCTACTTATGCAACAATAGCCTCATTAAGTTCTTATTTAACAACTGCTACCGCTTCCGCTACTTATGCAACAATAGCCTCATTAAGTTCATATTTAACAACTGCTACCGCTTCTACTACATATGCACCAATCGTAAATCCAACTTTTAGCACTGGTGTAACTCTAACAAGTGGTAATATTACTGCATCATCTGGAAATATTATTGGAACATTATTAAGAAATGGTGCAAATTCAGGTTCAATTTCTTCAACTGGTGTAATAAATGCTTCAGCCTTAACATCTCCATCACTAACAACAGCAACTGCTACAACCTTAACATTAGGAACAGCAACAGCGACAGCAATAACAGTTGGTGCATCAGGTATTACAACAACAAATGCCGGACCATTAACATCTACTGGTTTAATAACAGCAAATGGAAATATAAAATCAGCATCAGTAGAACCAATAACAACAGGTGGAAATTTGGATTTAGGTACATCACAATTAGGAGGTGCGATGTCAATTGGAACAAGTAAAACAAGTGGTTTTATTGCAATAGGAAATCCATCAAATTCAACCCATTCAGTTATTATAAACTCAATTACAGCATTTAATCAAGGCGTAACTCTTAATGCCGCTAATGCCTATGGTATACAAACAGCAACAACTACATTTACAGCAGGAAACACAAATATAGGTTATCAATCATCTGGAACAGGAACAGCAGTTGGGGCTTTATCAACAACAATATCATCCGCTTGTTTAACAATATCTACTTTACAAATAGGATTTTATATTATAATATTTTCAGGTAATATTACAAGTTTTAGTGTAACAACAAATTCAGCACAACCAACAATAACACTTACAGGTGGAACAAGTAATATGACTAAATATAATGTTGGTTCAACTACGGCAGCAACAGGTTTTACATTTACAGGTCCTATTCAAATTACAAATTCAACGAATTCTATTACATTACAATTTACAATGTCAGCAGGAACAGCCAATATGTCGGCAGTGCCAACATATTCATATATTAGAATTGCTTAAAATTATATAATTATTTATTCTAATTAATAATATATAATGTTAAGTGAAGTTTTTTTATCATTTTGTGTATCATCTGGTATAGCGTGTATATTAGCATTAGGACAATATATTTTTAAAAGTAAGTGTGATGAAATAAAATTATGTGGATGTTTAAGTATTCATCGTCGGGTAGATTTAGAAATAGGAAATGAAGAAGGGCCAGCCATTCAATTACCTCCAGCATTACAACCACGAGATAGACGAAGTCCAAGTTTAGATAATATTATTAAAAAATAAATAATCTAAAAAATAATCTAGTTTAGATTATATAATGGAAAATATGACTTTACAAGAACTTGTTCTTAAATATTTTGAAATGGAAAGAGATATTGAAAAAATGAATAAAAAAAAATTAGAATATGAAAAGGAAATAATGGAACAATATAATTTAAAAGGTAATATTTATGTATTAATTAAAAAAAAACAAAAAGAACAAGAAGATGAAATAGAAGAAAATAAAAAGAAATTAAAAGAATCATTAGAAAATACAAAACTTAAGAAAGCACAGGAAAAAAGGGAAAAATTAGAAAAAGCTATTGAAGCTAGAAAACAAAGGGAAAATGATCCTGAATATATATTAAAGAAAGAGAATAAAAAAAAATTAAATGATTTATGTTGTACAATGATAGAAGAACATACCTCTATTAAAAAAACACCAAGAAGAATGTGGACAAGATTTGACGGATCATCATTTTATGAATAATATATTATAAAAAAAAAATATTTAAAAAAAAATCTATTTTAGATTATATACATGAATACACAATTTAAAATTGTTATTAAACCTATTAAACCTAAATTTAAAGAAACTGATCCTATTAAAATCGAAGCAATAAAACAAAAGAGAAAAGAACAACGTGAAGAACGTAAAAATAAGCCAGTAGAACCAAAAGAACCTAAACAACCAAAACAAGATTTAACAAGTGAAATTGAAAATATAAATAAATCATTAAAAAACATGGTAGGTTTAACAGTTGATGAAATTAATGATAAATTAAAAGGATCAACACAAGAACAACCACAACCACAACCGAAACCATCTAAACAACTTTCAAAAAGACCGCATAAAATAAAAGTTTAAATAACAATGATAATAATATTATTTATAATATTATTATTATTTATTCATTTTTAATTAATGTATTAGTTTCATTATCATAATTATAAAGACGAGGTCTGCCTTTTTTAGGGGGATTTGTTGGATCATTACCCTTCCTAATAATTTGAATTTTTTTAGATCTTTCATTTAATACATGTTTATAGTTTGGGTCAGTTACTAACCTTTTATTATAGTATTTAACCGCTAATTGTGCCCGCTTTTCTTTTTTTAGTTTTTCTTTTAATGCTAATTCTTCAAGTGTTAAAGGAATTTTAATTTTCTTAATATATTTTGATTTTTTAATAATTAAATCATTTTCTAAAGTAGACATTATAATTATAATAGAAAATATTTCTTTATATCAAATTCTTTAAATAATAGTCTAGTTTTTTTAAAAAAAAAGATATAAATAAATATTTTCTAATACTATTATATAATGCAATATTTAACCCCTGAACTTTCAAAATTTTTATTAATTAATAGAACCGATATGGATCGCCTCAAATTATCTTATTTTGATGTAATTCGTGAGCAATATATATATTGTAAAGGTGATTATTATAAAATTAATGAATATACATTATGGGTATTACAACAAGGAAAACATAATTTAATATCATCCTTATCAAATGTTTTTTCTGATGCATTAGATAAGGATAAAGGAGTATTGATTAAATATTTTGATAAATTTATTGAAGTAAATCAAACTAAGGATGATATACAGCAAATTAAACATAATATTAAAGATTTTTATAAAGATTATGATAAAAAGATTATTTCTATTACTGGATCTACTTATATTAAATCAATTATTGATTTTTTCACATCATTAATTGAAGATAACACATTTTATGATAAGATCAATTTTAATAATAAATATATTATTCCATTAATTAATTGTAATTATAATATATTAACTAGAAAAATTGAACCTAGAAAACCTTATCAATATTTTACAAAGTGTTTTAATGTAAAAGAACAGGAATTTAGAGATGCTAAAGATCATAAAGAATCTTATCAAATTGTTGATGATTTCTTTTTAAGTATTGCTAATAATAATAATGATAAAAAAATATATTTACAAAAAATATTTGGTTATTGTTTAACAGGTGATATTACAGCACAAAACTTCTTTATTTTCTATGGTGAAGGGGCTAATGGTAAAAGTGCAGTATTTGAAATTATTCAAAATTTATTTACTGATTTTTGTAAAACACTAGATCCCGCTTTAATGATTCAAACTACTAAAAAATCCAGTGGTGTAGCATCGCCCGAAATGGTCGCAGTTGATCATGGAACAAGAATTGGATTATTATCTGAAGTTGATAAAGATGATGATCTTAATGAAACATATCTTAAAAAGATTAGTGGAGGTGATAAGATCACTTATAGATCATTATATAAAAATGAATATAAAGATTTTATAAGTGAAGCGAAGTGTATCATCTTAACAAATCATAAACCAAATTGTACTGCCGATAGATCCATGTTAAGACGTATTAGATTTGTTGATTTTAATGCGACATTTTCAGACAATCCTAAAAATGGTGAAATCCTTTCAAATCCACAATTAGTTAATGATTTAAAAACCCATCTATTACCATCGGTTTTAAGATGGTGTTTAGAAGGGACTAAATTATTTTTAGAAGAAAAATTATTAATTCCTGATAGTTTAATACATGAAAATAATTCATATGGAATTGAAGCAAATAGTTTTGAAAAGTTTTTAAGAGATGTAACAGACATTAAACCAGAATATAAAGTAAAAACAAATGAAATATATACAGAATATCAAGCCTTTTGTAGAGAAGATAAAGTGAAGAAGCCCCTTAAAAAGTCTGAGTTTTTATTAAAAATGAATAAAAAATTTAATGAACCAGTTAAACATACAGATGCTTATTATTATATAGGATTACAAATTAAAATTGATGAATCAGAACAAGAGACTATAAATGATCTTGATAAATAGAATATATATTAATTATTATTTTTTTAATAATAATTAAAATAGAAAAATATTTTATAATATGGAATCTGTGGAAGATTTATGACCAACATATTTTATATAATTAATTTTATTTTTAAAAACTTTAAAAAGTGTTGGTCATAAATCTTCCACAGATTCCATATTATAAAATATTTTTCTATATTCTATATGTAATAAAAGTATATAAAGTATTATATATATAATAATATAATGAATAATGAATTTATAGAAAAATTTTTAAATGAAATAACTGAACAAAATATAAATTATAAATGTTCAAGAACTATATTATATAAGGAATATTATAAATATTATTATAATGATAGTAATAATAGTGATTTAACTAGTATATCAAAAAAAGATTTTATTAAATATATTGAATCTAAATTCGGAAAACCTGAAAAAACATATTATAAAGGATTACAGATAAAAGATGATAAGCAATTTATAGAAAATTTTTTAAAAGATTGTATTATAGAAGATATTACTTATAAATGTTCTAAATATAAATTATATGTAGTATATCTTATGTATTGTAAATCTAATTATAATATATATCCTTATCAAAAATTAAAATTTAATAATATAATTGAATCTAAATTTGGATTACCTTTTAAATCAAATGGAATATATTATAGAGGTTTTAAAATCAAAGAAGCCCCCAATTTACCAATAAATATATAATAATCTTTATATAGAAAATAATTTCTAAAATGGTTTAAAGAAATATTTTCTAGTATATATATATAATGGAAAGTAAAATTTATAAAATATGGTCTTCAAATGGTGATAAAGTATACATTGGTTCAACTAATCAAAAACTCCTATGCTGTCGCATGGGTGCACATCGTGAAGGATATAAATTATGGAAAAATAACAATACTAATTTTACATCATCATATTTATTATTTAATGAATATGGAGTTGAATCATGTAAAATAGAATTATTAGAAACAGTAAAAACAAATGATAGAAAAGAAACAAATAAAATTGAAGGTAAATACATCAAGGAATTAAATGCAATAAATAAACAGATGGCAGGACAAACTAAAGAAGAATATTATCTAGTAAATAGGGAAAAAATAATTAATCAAAAGAAAGAAAAATGTCGATGTGTTTGTGGT